GGGATGGACCAAGCGCCAATTTATCGAGCAGGCCTTCGACGAGATCGGACTGGCCTCCTACGCCTTTGACCTCGGGCCAGAGCAAATGCAATCTGCCCTCCGGCGCTTGGACACCATGATGGCCGCATGGAACGCCCTCGGAATCCGCCTCGGCTACCCTCTGCCATCCAGCCCCCAGGACAGCGATCTCGACGAGCAAACCAACGTGCCCGACAGCTCTAACGAGGCCATCTACAGCAACCTGGCGATCAAGCTCGGCCCGTCTTACGGCAAGCAGGTTATGCCAGACACCAAGGCCACGGCCAAGGAGTCCTACAACACGCTTCTGTCACGCGCAGCCATGCCAGTGCAGCAACAACTGCCCAGCACCATGCCAGCAGGCGCAGGCAACAAGCCCTGGCGCGTCTACGACAACCCCTTCATCCGTCCACCCGTCGATCCAGTCCTGGCCGGTCAAGATGGCCCCATCGAATTCAACTGAGGAACCAACATGCCAACCATCAACCAGCTCTCGGGCATCAGCCAGGTATCTGGCGGCGATCTTTTGCCGGTCTACGTCTCCAACAACGGCGACGCTCGCAAGGTCTCGATCACGCAGCTGCTGCAATACTTCCAGCAGACCTTCGCTGCCCCCACCGTGGCCACCAACCTGTACACCCCAGGCACTGGCTTCAACATCACCGTGCCAACGCCCACCACAGAGCAGCAGTGGATGGTCATCCAGCCTGCCGGGACTCTGGCCGCTGGCACAGTCACGCTGCCCTTGAACACTGGCGTGCCAGACGGCACACAGGTGCTGGTGACCAGCACCCAGATCATCACCAGCTTCACGCTGGCCCTGAACGGCGCAGCAGCAGCCTTCGGCGCACCCACTACCCTGGCCGCCAATGCCTTCTTCACCATGCGCTTCTACCAGGCCACCAACAGCTGGTATCGAGTCGCATAATCATGGCCACCAAAGACACCAGACTGGCACGTGCAGGCGTCGAGGGCTACAACAAGCCCAAGCGCACGCCTTCGCACCCCACCAAGTCACACGTCGTGGTGGCCAAGTCGGGTGACGAGATCAAAACCATTCGCTTTGGTCAGCAAGGCGTGTCAGGCTCTCCCAAAAAAGAGGGCGAATCCAAGGCCAGCCAAGCGCGGCGCGAATCATTCAAAGCTCGGCACGCTGACAACATTGCCAAGGGCAAACTGAGCGCAGCGTATTGGGCCAACAAGGTCAAGTGGTAAGCCATGCAAATTCCAATCCTCAACGGCATCTACGCTGACAGCACTCCAGAGCTGCGCACGGCCTATCCGGTCAACATGGTGCCAGTACCCAAGAAGTCTGGCATCAGCAACGGATTCTTGCGACCAGGAGACGGCATTGTGGCCAACGGAACAGGCCCAGGCATCGACCGTGGCGGCATCAATTGGAACGGCGTTTGCTATCGAGTCATGGACACCAAACTCGTCTCAATCTCCAGCAATGGAACCGTGACAATTCTCGGGGATGTTGGTGGGCCAACCGACACACTCGTCACGATGGACTACAGCTTCGACGTGCTGGCCATCGCTTCCGGTGGTCGCCTCTATTACTGGATCCCAGAAACAACGCCAGGCACAATCGGATGGAACCCCACAGCCCCCATCTTGAGGCAAGTCTCAGACATAGATCTTGGAGTCGTGCTTGACGTTGCATGGGTTGACGGTTACTTCATGACCACAGACGGGGCCAATTTAGTCGTCACCGAACTAACTAACCCCACGCAAGTTAACCCCCTGAAATACGGCAGTTCAGAGATTGATCCAGATCCAGTCGTTGCCCTCATCAAGCTACGCAACGAGATCTATGCGCTCAACAGCAACACCATCGAGGTCTTTGACAACGTAGGCGGCGAACTGTTCCCATTTGCACGTATCGACGGCGCACAAATTCAAAAGGGTGTTCTCGGCACACATGCCTGCTGCACCTACCTCGAACGCATCGCATTTTTGGGCGGTGGACGCAACGAAGCCCCAGGCATTTACCTCGGAGCATCAGCCACCACCCAGAAACTCAGTACACAGGAAATCGACAACCTGCTTCTGCAATACACAGAGGCCGAGTTGGTAGGCGTGCTTCTCGAAGCACGCAACGACAAAAACCACCAACACCTCTACGTCCACCTCCCAGACCGCACCGTGGTCTACGACGCATCTGCATCAGAAGCCTTGGGCGAGCCCGTCTGGTTTACTCTCACCACTACCATTGAAGGCTTCTCCCAGTACCGTGCACGAAATCTGGTCTGGGCTTACGACAAGTGGCTGGTGGGCGACCCACAAAGTAGTGCCATCGGCTACCTGGTGCAAGATACCGGCCACCATTGGGGCCAGCAGGTACGCTGGGAATTCGGCACGCTCATCGCCTACAACGAAGGCAATGGAGCGATCTTCAACGAGTTGGAGCTGGTCAGCTTGACCGGCAGCGTGGCATTAGGCACCAACCCACAGATCAGCACCAGTTACAGCACAGACGGCCTTGCATGGAGTCAAGATCGCAGCATCGCAGTCGGCAGCACAGGCAACACAGCCAAGCGCCTTGCATGGTTTCAGCAGGGCCACATGCGCAACTGGAGAATCCAGCGCTTCCGTGGTGACAGCGATGCGCACATCTCCTTTGTTCGCCTTGAGGCACAAATCGAGGCATTGGCATACTGATGGCAACGGCACCCGTCTCACGCAAACTCAATCTGACGCGAGATCAGCTCGCGCAGTTCTTAACCGACCAGCAACAGATCAGGCAGTTCGAGCTGCTGTTCTCCATAGTCGATCAGCTGCAAGTCATCACAGGCACTGATTTTGAGTATCAGGCAGACACAGCAGCGGCTACAGCAAACGAGGCACTGGCCCAGATCATTGCACTCGCTCAAGACACAGCAGTTGATGAGGCTGTACTCAACGCAAAGGTGCAGCAGGCACTCGACGCCATTCCGCGATTGGCTCAGGCTTTGGAGTTGCTGGCTGCTGCGCCCGTCATCGAGAACAACAACTCGGTGGTGACTGATTACATCGACTTCAACACCACCACGCCATCGCCTGCCGTCAAGGTTGGCCGAATGCACTGGAATGGCGGCTACACCCTCAATCTGGAAATGACGCCCAACGTCAACCAGGCCATCGGCGAATCGCAGTATTACTACATCAAAGCCTCGGCAGCCATTGCCAAGGGAGAATTGGTCATGTTCGATGGCTCTGTCGGGGCATCTGGCGTGCTCAAGGGCAAGCCTTCCACAGGCCTGACCAATGGCCAGCTCGTCATGGGTGTGGCAGCCGAGGCCATTGCAAATAACGGCTTTGGCCTGGTCTCTAGCTTTGGTCTGGTGCGTGGCTTCAACACCACCGGCACACCCTACGGCGAGACCTGGGCCGACGGAGACATCCTGTATTACAACCCATCATTCGCTGGTGGCCTGACAAAGAATCTGCCATCAGCCCCGACGCCTCATGTGGTGGTTGCAGCCGTGGTCAATGCAGCTACAGCAGGCTCTGGCTCTGTCTTTGTCAGAGTTCAGGCCGAGCCATTGGTCAGCCAGCTTTCCGATGTTTATGCACCAACCCCAGCCACTGGCGACGTGCTGGTTTACGATGGCGTCCAACAACGATGGGAAAGCGGACCTGTAACTATTGATGTCCTGCCCGCCTCCGTCAAATCTAACCAGGTGCTCACATGGCTTTCGATGTAATCACACCCACCAAGCTCGGCCAAGCGGCCATCACCACCGGCGTGACAACCCTCTACACCGTACCGGCCAGCACTCGCGCCTTGCTCAAAGAATTCAGCATTGCCAACACCACAGCAGCGTCCATCAACGTGCGCGTATTCTTGGTTCCATCAGCAGGCTCGGCAGGCACTGGAAATGCCTTCTTGTACGATGTCTCAATTCCAGGCAATAACACCATTCAATACAACGGCATTGAGGTGCTGAACGCAGGCGACACCATCCAAATTCAGGCCGCATCCGCAGGCCTCACCATCATCGCCAGCGGCGGCGAAGCAACATAAGGAGCATGACATGACCGTATCCATTAAGGTGCTGATCCCACCAAAACAAGCAGAAAACACCCAGACCACGCAGTACGTAGCGACCAACTGCAAAGCCATCATCGACAAATTCACAGCCACCAACACCACAGCAGGCAACGTGACCATCAGTGTCAACTTGGTGACAAGTGGTGGCTCTGCTGGCGCATCCAACTTAATCGTGGACACTCGCAGCATCGCCCCCGATGAAACCTACACATTTCCAGAGCTGGTCGGCCAAGCATTGGAATCCGGCAGTTTCATCAGCACCATCGCCAGTGCAGCCACCTCGCTGACCATCCGCGCATCTGGCCGCGAAATCACTTAAAGGAGAACAGCATGGACAAATTCATGATGATGCCCAAGGGCTTCATGGGCCTGCCGGTCGAAGAGGAATTCATCACCGCAGCCCAGAACAAGAAGAACACCCAGGTCGTGATCGACGACTGGATGCTTGGCCCCGAGAATCCCAGCAACGAACCCACAGCCAACAAGGTGTATTGGGTCGCGCTTGGCAAGGCCATGCAGGTGGAAGAGAAGGAAGCCCGTCGTCGTCGGTGCAGCAACTGCGAGTATTACGACAACAGCACCATGACCCAGGCCAAGATGGAGCGCATCCCGCGCAACGATTGGGACACCGACGCTGGTTTCCGTGGCTACTGCAACAAATTCGATTTCATCTGCCACGACCTGCGCTCCTGCCAGGCCTGGGAAGAGCGCGAATTCTACATGGAAGATTGACACACCATGCAAATATGGGACAATCTGGCCGCTGAGTCACCAAAGCCGCCAGCAGCTTGCCCTAAACAGGAGTTGCACATGACTGGTATTGATTGGCTCAAAGAAAACCTGCAAAGGGTTTTCATGC